GTAGAGGCAAGGTCTAAACCTGCAAAGCACTTTTTATTATACAGCGTAGCATCATCAACTTTTAATCTACTTGACTCTATATAACTATTAGAAATCCAAACACTGGATGTAGTTGTCCATACATTTAGATTCTTAGTCATAAATTGTATTTGTTTAGCTGCTCCTTCGTTTAATGCTTTTTGATATTGGTCATCCATGTAGCTAATGTATGGAGTAACGCCAAGATTGGGATTGGATTTATACCAGTTCTTTTTATCCTGCCAATCATCACCTTCATCAAGGCAAAAGAGGAGAGGAAAAACACTATTATCTACTTTCCTATTCTCCAATATATCAACCATTACCTTCCGGAATAAATAGCATGGTGATTCACGGTTAAAGCCTGCAGTTGTAGTAATAAGGAGTAATGGCTGTGACCTTGATCCCATACCTGTTTCCATTACTTCTAAAACATCACTTGTTTTATGCGAATGATATTCATCAATTCCTGCATAATGTGGATTAAGTCCATCCAGTGTATCTGCCTCCGCTGCAACTGCCTCAAACTTTGAATTTGTAGATGGCACATTGCAATTATACTTTAAAACATTGACTAATTTATTAAATGTTCTTGAATCTGCCTTTAGTGATTTAAGAAATACTTTTGCAGTATCAAATGCTATCCTCGCTTGATCCCTTGTCGTTGCAGCGGTGTAAACCTCCGCTCCAGTTTCATTGTCACATAGGAAACAATAAACGGCAATGGCAGCAGCTAACTCGGTTTTACCATTCTTCCTTGCTATTTCAAGGTAAGCCTTGCGAAATCGCCTACCTCCTTCTTTTCTTTGCCATCCAAATAACACTTTTATAAAAAACTCTTGGAAAGGCTGGATGTTAAACTTTTGACCAGCATATTCTCCCTTTGTATGTCGAAGGGCAGATATAAAGCCGAAAGCCCTGTTGGCGTGAGCTTCTGAATAAACATACTCCCATTTTTTATTTTTTAAATCGTTTAAATGTCTATCAACTGCCAACCTTGCATATTTGCCTAATAATAACTTCCCCGAAACAACATCCTCAATAAATTTCATTTAGGTGTTTTAACTTCAATAGCAATAAATCGAAATAGAAACAAAAAGCTAACAAAGCCAACTGCTTCTAAGTAATCTATAAAATCAAACCAAAAGAATTTTACAAACAACCAATTCCATAAATAATAAAATGGAACGGCTAAACCTGTGACCATTATACTCATTACGATGATAAAAGTCAATGTTTCAAAAATACTTTGTTTCATTATTTAAATTTTAAAAATTCAACAAAAGGATCGTCGTTGTCTCCTAATTGACCTGTACTTATTCTTGTTCTTGAGGATGGTGTTAAACCAAATTCAATGGCAATTTTTAATGCTTTTGCTAAAGCATCATTTGCTATTTTTTGATATGGTACTTGAGCAGCATATTTTATACTACCATCAGGATTTTTAAAAACCATAATTCTATCCTTATCTTTTAATTTATTAGTCATCTCAATATAAGTAGCAATTTCATTACAATATAATCCAAGCATACTTAAATCAAGTTTACTAATCATACCTAATTTATTATATTCTTTAATTATTGCATACCATTCCCTTTTACCATCATCATTTAAATATTCTGGAGGATAAGGTAAATCAACTATTTTTTCTGGTTTCATTTGATTATCTAATTCTCTGCATTTCTGCAAAGTGCCTTTTAACTCTTTTATTTCAGTCGGCAATTTCTTTCTACCTCTCATAATTTAATCCATTACGCTTAATAATAATTGTTGAGTCAAGTTTTATCATCCTGTCAATGATGACTTGACAATACTTTGGCTCAAGTTCCATGCCGTAACACTTGCGTTTAAGTTGGTGCGCGGCTACCATTGTTGAGCCGCTGCCTAAAAAGCAATCATAAATTATATCTTCTAACTTGCTGCTATTGGTAATTGCCCTTGTTGGCAACTCAATTGGCTTTTGTGTAGGGTGATATTCATTTTTTGATTCTTTCTTTAGTTCCCAAACTGTCTTTTCATCTGATGCACCAAACCATTGCGGACTATATCCTTCTTTGTATGCATAAATACAAGGTTCATAATTAGGTATGTACTGAGACATAAATGCCCCTAATCCACTTTTAACTTTATACCAACACAATACTGCCCTGACTTTTAATGAAAGCTTTGAAAATGATGAAAATGTTTCTACTGCCTTACCATTAGCATACCAAATATAAAAAGCTGAATGATTATGAGAAAATAAATCTGCATTCATTAAAGACTCGTAAAACAAATCTGTTAAATCCTGCCCCTGTAATTTATCATTCTTAATACCTTTTCTTTTCTTTTTATTATGACCGCCTTCATAACTTACCCCATACGGCGGGTCTGTAAACACCATGTCAGCCTTTTCCCCGTTCATCAACCTTGCAACCGCGTCCGAATCCGTGCTATCCCCACAAAGTAAACGATGCTCACCAATCTCAAACAAGTCACCGATGACAATGTCCGTTTCAACGCCTCCCTCAGGAACTTCGTAATCGTCTTCTTCTGCAATTAGCTCTTCAATTATTGATGTTTCTGGCAAATCTAAACCCCAATTTAATAAATCATCTGCATTCCAATTAGATGATAAATCCTCCCAATCCCATTCACCATAACCTACATTATCAGCAATAATAAATCTTTTTTGCTCCTCATCTTTCAAGGTTCCAACTTTTACCCATTCATTAGGTATTTCTTTGTAACCAAGTTGCATTAAAGCAGTCAATCTCATATTACCTCCAATTACAACAAAATCTTCATTTATAATTATAGGTCTTAATTCTAACATTTTTGGAAATTCCAAAATGCTTTTTTTAAGCTTTTCCAACTTATCCACGCTTATTGTACGAGGATTATTTTCGTTTAATTTTAGTTTTTCTATTAGCATACCCTTTGTTTTTAATTTTGCACAAGTGTGCTCTGTCCTGCACAGTACGATGTTCTGGCTATCGAGGTAATTCGTGCCCCTCCCCCGTGTGTCCTCCTCCTCCCTGCTCCTCGCTCCTTCTCCGCACCTTGTCCACGAGCCATGCCACTACCTGTGGCTTGTGTGCAGGTACATACTTGCCATCACTGTCCATGTGCAAGGTGACTGGTGCAATGCTTGTCTTCTCATATATAGATTTCGTATCATGACATGACTTACATAGTGCTAAGAGGTTGCCTAAGTTATACATAGAACCACCTCTTGTGATAGGTATCATGTGGTCAACGCATCCCTTGTAATCACCTGGTGTTATGTCTGTCATTATACCTAACACTATACAACATTCACATAAGGGATTGGCACGACGATAAGTCTTGGACATCTTAGCCCATGCATTATTGTAGCTACCTTGTTCACCAGATGGTGTGCGCTGCATCTTAGCCTTATGTATGGTACTACCTATTCCCTTGCTTATGTATGGCATCTATATCCCTTTTAATATCTCCCATCGTTTCTTATTCAATAAGTCTATGTGTAACACCTCTTTAACATAACTTCTTCCTGCCTTAACGTTTGATACCTTATCAATGTTGCCATTAACTATATCAGTAACTAATTCAATAAACTTTGCAGGATTATCATAATGTATAACACCAGGCATATTAAACTCTGGAAAGAAAGTATCTGCTAAGACAGGCATACCATTAGCAATGCACTCTATGGCAAAGATATTGCTTTTAGATTGATTAAAATCATTCCTTACTAAAGGATAGAATCCAAAGTCACCTTCTATACGCTGCATGAATGTAAAGTAAACAAACATAGATGACCAGTCAACATTGATAGCTTTCTTATTTAAGTCATACATCATAAACTTATTTAGGCCAAAGAAAGTAACCTCTGTGTTCATTTCTAACATCTGATTAATCTCTGGCTTGATAGTATGTAAGTCGCTAAAGTGTGTAGATCCTCCACGCCATATAAACCTTGTAGGTGTATGTCTTTCCTGTACCTCAAACATTGGCATATCCGTAGGATTCCATCCATTAGGAATTATAAACATAGGTATCTTTCCCTGGCACATAGGAAAATAAAGGTCATATAACTTCTTTGTAGATACTATAACAGCATCGGCAAATAGGAAAGTATCTTGTATTTGTTTCTGCACCTGTGGATTGCTAAAGTAATTAGATGCAGGATTATCTTCTGGCACTTCCAATAGATGATCATCAAAGTCAATAATAACTTTCTTCCCCATCCTCTTTGCATCTGCCATTATTCCCAGTGATGCAGTTGAGTTAGGACGCTGTATTAATACAATGTCAGTGTTATAAATATCATGCCACTGGGCTCTCTCTTGTGTGCAAATAGTATGCTCAAACTTCTTCTGCAATGCTAACCTTGTAAATGGGCCTATTGAACGATAGTAATCTGTTGCTTGGCTTTTACTTGATGTAAATGTAGTTAACTTCATTTCTTAAAATTATCTAAAACGTGTTCAATAGTTTTTTCAAGAGATATTCTTTTACCTGTTTTAAAAGATATATCTATTTGAATCTTTAGTAACTTTTCGTGTATCTCGTCACTGAGTAATACTCCTTTCTTTTTAGCTAACATAACTTTGTTCATAATTATTTATTTTTTATGTTGCAAATATAGTATAAATATATAACTTTGCATAAAATAAATTATTATGATAAAATTAATCGTTTCTGGAAGAG